AGGTACTAAAGCATTTAGTTATTTTTCAATTGTAGGTAAAAATTATCTTATATTATATAATAATAACAATTATAAAAAGAAAAAACAAAAAGTAGATGTTTTAAAAGCAGATGAAGATGATGGTGTTTTACATCAATTAGGTAGGGATGGACGTAAACAAGAAATAAAAGATTTTATAGATTATCTCACAGAATATATTGATAAACATATGTTTACAATGTTTAAAAAAGATAAGGATAGAAAAGTAGCTGATGCTATTAATGTACTTTTTAAACGTAGAGAAAATTTAGAAATTTTTAATAAAAAAGCACTTTATATTTATATTAGAGAAATGACAGAAGTAGACACTCCTATAATAACTAAAGTTACTAAAAAATTAAAAATAGTATATAAAAAATTATATACAGAATTTAATGAAACAGGATATATAAAAATCTAATTTTTTCCATATTTATAATAAAACAATATGGATTCATTAAACCAAATATTATTTGATGATAAATCTTTTAGTGATTTATTAAAAGAAATTCATGGTAATCAAAAGAAAAAAGCAACCCAACTTGCATCTTTAATAGCTGAATTACGACCTTTAGTCCAATCTTTAGGTGATGCCACAGTAGTAGTCCCCCTAATCAAGGAATATATGGAAATAAGCGTTAAAAATGACGACCAACTAATTAAGATGGCTGCTATTGTACAACGTTTATCTACAAGTTCATCTTCAAGTGGCGATGGTGGTTTATTATCTGAAGAAGAAATGGATCAATTAATGCAAGTAGCAGACGAAATTTCAAAAACAGTTGAAAAACCTAAACAAATAGAATCTCCAAATGCAGACTAATTTAAGAGTAGTAAGAGTAGAAGAAGTATTCACAGAACCAAATCATAATAGATGGAATGAATTAGGACGATGGAATTCTATAGGGATGGTATCTTTTTCAGAATTACATCAACCAACTCCTCTTCCATCTCAAATCAAATATTTACCTGTAGCTAAAGCCGTAAATTATAATTTTACTCAAATACCAACTGTAAATGAATTAATATACATAGTAAATGCTCCCTCTTCTAATTATTTAACAAATAATAGTATTGATTCTTATTATTTTCCTCCTATAGGAGTACATAATATTCCTAACCATAATACATTACCTATATCTTTAATAAATAATTCTAATGAATTAAGTAATGAAGAAGTAGAGGGGGGTGGGGTTAATAAAACACAAAATGAGGATTATTATATAAATTTTGGAAAAAACTTTAAAGAAATAGAAAAAATAAGACCTTTATTAATAGAAGAAGGAGATGTTTCTGTAGAAGGAAGATATGGTAATTTTATAAAATTTGGATCTAATTCAGAATTTACTAATCCAAATATAATTTTAAGAAATGGTCAACCAGAATTAGATGAAAATAGTGAATATATCAACATAAAAGAAAATATAAATAATGATAATTCAAGTATTTATATGTATGAAGGAGATAAATTAAATATAAACGTAGCATCTTTAAATGATGCATCATATTTAACTGACATATATGAAATATCAGACAATGAAGAACCAGATATTAGTAATGAAAATATGCCGTCTAATATAGAAGATGACATAGTAATGTCTACTCCTAGTGATATTCCTGCTTCAGATTTACAAGATAGAGACTTACAAATGTTACCATTAAAAAATAGAGTAACTTATGATATATCTGAAACAGAACAAAATGTTACTGTAAAAGATGGTTCAACACCACTTGTTTTTGGTGATAATTATAGTTTAATAGGAATAGATATTAATCAAGAATTAGGATAATATGGCAAATAAATTTACAATGGGGGATTTTATACATTCTGATTATGCTAATAGAAATAGAATAGATAATACTCCAGGAATAGATGTAGATTCACTTGGTAAAGATGCTTCAGCTGAAGAAGTGAATAATAATGCAATGTTTCTTTTTAAAAAGTGTATACAACCTATAAAAGAAGCATTTCCTAACTTAGCTATATCATCAGGTTTTAGATGTGAAGATTTAAATTCAGCAGTAGGAGGAGTTTCTTATAGTAATCATTTATATGGAGAAGCAGCAGATGTATATGATCCAACAGGAGAATTTTCAACTAAAGAAATATTTGAATGGATATTAATGTATATACCTAAATTTTACCAAGTAATATGGGAATACCCAGAAAGAGGCAAATCACGGATAAGAAGCGGGGGAAATATAGAAGATACAAGTACACATACTGTAAATTCATGGGTTCATATAGCTTATGTTCATGATGATTTTAAAAATCTTATTAGCTTAGCATCTGAAACTCAAAACATTCACCAAATTTATAAAAAACACCATACATCAAGGATGGGTGTATACACACATCATTTAAACCCAGGTCAATTTGATACACTTGTCCCTTTAACTATACAAACACCAAGTTTAATACCATAAAATATGGAAAAATACACACCAAAACCCCCAAATTTATACGATGGAAATCAAGTAGTAATAAATTCAGACAGATTATTATTTAATGCTAAAACAGACAGTATTTTATTGTTTTCAAATGAAGTTATAGGTTTTAGTACTAATGGAAGTTTTCATTTTGATACCAGTGATGACGATGAAAGTAAATTTATTATAAATTCACCTAATATTTATTTAGGATTAGATCTTAAAAAACTCCCAACAGAACCAGCAGTTTTAGGAAACGAATTACATGATTTATTACATAAAATATTAGACACAATATATTCACTAACAGCAGATATAGAATATAAAGTATCATATATAGTAACAACTCCAGGGGGACCAACAGGATTAAATCCTGCTAATGCTGGGGCTTTATTAGAAACTCGTAATCGAATTAAAAAATTGGTAAAACAAATAGGGGTAATAAAAAGTGATATAACAAAAATAGCATAAAATGTCTACACAATCAATAAGAAGTATAATAACAAATCAAGTATCACAAATAATATCTAATGGAAAAGACCAAATTGAAGAAGAAGGTAGAAAAAAAATAGATGAATTAAAAAACGAAATACCTACAAATCCCCAAGAAATAGTAGAAAAATTAAAAGCAGATATAAACCCAAATACATGTAGTAAAGAAGGAAAAGAAAAATTTGATAAAAAAATAAATAATGAATTAAATAAACTTCAAAAATTAGAAGAACCTTTATCAAAATCTCAACAAAAATTAACAAAACTTTATGATAATCTATCAGATATATTAAATGAAGGTGGGGCAGTTGGAGTAATAAACACAATATCAGAAGCTTTAAAACCAATAACGGATGCATTAAATAAAGTAATAGCCGTTTCTCCCGCTGCTTTAGCTTCTCAAGTATCAGTAGGAGGAGTAGGAGCTATTAATGGTTTAATAATAGCACAATTAATAGATAAGATTGATTTTGGAAAAGCTAAGGTAAGAGAAATATCAGGATTAATAAATAGTATTCCTAATATGCTTAATTTTTATAAAGATCAAGCCCAAGAAGTTGTAGATAAAATTCTAATATTAAAAAATAAAATCGAAGCATTAGAAAATCAAATAATAAAAATAAAATTATTTATATTAACTTTAAAATTACAATTTGAAAAAGATTGTGCAGATTTAAATTCACAAGGCAATACAGGAACTCAAAATACTGGAGAACCTGGAAACACAACAGGATTAAATCCAAATAATTTTTCTTCTCCCTCAATAGATGATATAAAAAACATAGCAGAAGAACTTTATGGAAATATATTAGATGATTTAATAAAACAAGGAAACACTAAAGCAATAGAAAGAATATATACTATTACTAAAGAACTTACAGAAGGATATAATATTAGTTTTAAAGTAATAAAAATATAAGAAATAGATAAACTTTATATTTATAACAAATACAATAAATAAACATGAAAGCAAAAACATTTGAAAATTTAATAAGAAAAGTAGTTAGAGAAGAAATTGACTATGCATTACGTAGAGAAATTAAAACACTTAAAGAAGATTTACGTGATGAATTAAAACCAACAATCACAGAACATACTGAAAAATTAGTAGAAATTCCAGAAGCAACAAAATCTTCTTTAAAAGAAAAAATTATGGGTATTGAACCTATTAAAAAACCAAATCATCAACCTCAAAATTTTACATCTAATTCATCCTTAAATGATCTTTTAAATGAAACAGCAATGGGTGATACAAATGTAGAATCAGCAAATTCACCTGTAAGTTTATCTTCACCTTTTGGATCAGGAGCCCCTTTACCAATGGACACAGTAGGAATGCCTAAAGAAGTAGCAGAAGCAGTAACAAGAGATTATAGTGGTTTAATGAAAACAATACTTAAGAAAAAATAAACACTGATGCCTTTAGTTAATTCCATATCAAGAAGAAATCCATTAGATATAAATAATGATATAACTATTGGGGTTGCACTACCTTTAGATGAAACAAATATGTTTAAAGGTACTGAAACTACCTCAGAACAATCTAAAACAAATTTATTAAGTCTTTTATTAACATATCCTGGAGAAAGAATAAATTTACCTAATTATGGTATAGGTTTAAAAAAATTAATATTTGAAACTAATGTAGATTTACCTGCATTAAAAGATAAAATAGAAAAACAAGTAGAATTTTATTTACCTAATTTAAATATAAGAGATGTAAGAACTACACGCTCAGAAGACAAACATACTATATTTATCAATGTAACATATAGTGTTAGATCAACAGGAATAACAGATACTATTCAAATAACTTATAACTAATGGCATATACAAAAGTATCAAATAAAACACAAGATAAAGACGTTAAATATTTAAGTAAAGATTTTAATAGTTTTAAACAACAACTAACAGAATTTGCTGAAATATATTTTCCTAATAATTTTAATGATTTTAGTGAAGGTAACCCAGGAATGATGTTTCTTGAAATGGCGGCTTATGTAGGAGATGTATTATCTTTTTATACAGATACTCAATTAAGGGAAATATTTTTACAATTAGCTGAAGATAAAGAAAGTTTATATAATTTGGCTTATTCTTTAGGATATAAACCAAAAAATAGTACAGCAGCTTCTGTTACATTAGATGTATCTCAATTAGTCCCTTCAAAATTAATAAGCGGATCTTATGAACCTGATTATGATTATGCTTTAAATATAACAGCTAATTCTACTTTTGAATCAATAGAAGACGCATCATTTTATATAACTCAAGATGCAGATTTTAATTTTTCATCTAGTTATGATCCTACAACAGTAAGTATATTTAATTATGATAATTTAGATAATCCAGAATATTTTCTTTTAAAGAAAAAAGTCCCAGCAATATCAGGGGAAGTTAGAACTAAAAATTTTCCTATAGGACCTGTTGAAAAATTTAAAACAATAAGTTTATTTTCAAGAGACTTTTTATCCATAGAATCTATAGTAGATTCAGATGGTAATAATTGGTATGAAGTACCTTATTTAGCTCAAGATACTATTTTTGAAGAGGTTACAAATAATGCTGCTAATGATCCAGATTTATTTCATTATAATGCACAAACTCCTTATCTTTTAAAATTAAAAAAAACAACAAAAAGATTTATAACAAGAATTAATCCT